TCACACCATGTCCTCCACGTCTTCGTTTGTTACTATATTATAAGTCAATTCTCCATCGCAGTATGACACATCCACTTTGTCGTAATATTTAGATGAGCCAGTATCATCGGCATAACCATACTCACACCAGAATAACCAATGGGTACCGCTATCACATGATATAGTGTCATGGTGTACAGCCCTATACCAAGAGCCATTCTGATTGAAGTAATGATTCTTCATAAACATACGAGCCACGCCATCGGCATAAAGCCTAACCTTCTCTGGCACATCATCCCCCATCTCTCTATCGTTACCAAGCACCCATTCTAAAGCCTCAACCCAGCCTTCAACAATTAAGTCCTGCTCTGTTGACGGGCTGTTAGTGGCGGATTTATATTCGCTTAATGCTTCTATTATCTGTTGTTTTGTTTTCATTCAATCCATCCTTTCTCTGATAAATAAACTATTGTGTTAAGTACTCCACTTATCAACATATAGGCAAGAAGACAAGCAAGTAATATGCCAACCGGTATTAATAGTATTCCAAGCACATTCATGCTTCTTCTGTCTCCCCGATAATTTCCCTCAAAGCATCTTCGTCCTCATAGTGAACATACACATCCACCGCAGTAGAGAACACATTAGAGGTTCTATAACAAGCAACAAACACTCTAAGTCCTGCAAACCTCTCTCTGTCTTTTTCCCACATTTCGTGGAACCTATTCACCTCGTCTGTGCCACCACCCCAACCGCCTGAAGTCCAGCCTTCTATTATAGAGGAGTATCCATTCGGTTCATCGCCATAGTAATACCCCCTCCATGCGTCAGTGGACTTCCACCTGATAGAGTCGGCATGCTCCTCGATAGCGTCATAAGATGGGTCGTTCCAAACACCATCGGTGTAGCGGGAGTATGAACCTATGTATGCGGTTTCCTCGCTGTTTGGTGTTATATATGTACAAGCAGGGTCGTCCTCACAATAACAGGTCTCACATATAAGTTGAGCCTCTCTGCTGATGCCATTGGCTGTGTATAGGTCATCAATGTGGTAAAATTCCTCACATGATTGACATTTCTTATGGTCTTTCTTAGGCATTTTTTGCTCCCTCGTTTATTGCCTTGTCAAGGCGTTCTTGTTTTTCGTCCTCTGGAAGTTCATCCCAATCATCGGGGAACTCTATCCCCTCTACGGTATTTAGCATTCTTTTCTTCCAGTTGTTTTTGTCTTTCTGGCTGTCGCACAGTAAATCACCAAACAGTGCGACCATTGAAGCACCTTCTAACTTATTCATATTAAAACATCTCCATATATTCAGTTTCAGTTATATTTCCTTCGTGAAGGTTGATTTTGGCTTTGATTATATAGCAGAGCCTATCAACATCATCACCATCGAGAGGTTCGTCGCCACCCCTCCACTCTAAAATAATCGGTAATAAATTATCCATCCATGCTAAATTACTCATTATAAATACTCCATATCATTAATGTCAAAGTTAAAGGACTTGAGAATTGATAGTCTCAGTTCCTTGTATTCCTTTTTGGTTAGCCCTGTTAAATCGCTCACCTGAACCCATGTATCACTGGCTACATTATTCACATCGACAGCGTGAAGCAATTCACCATTCTCTACGGTATATATACCATGTTCTGTGTACAGGTTCATTCTACAGCCAACTCCCATGCTAAAGGCTCTGAATCTTCGGGCATATTATACGCCTCAATTAATAGATTGGCAAGAGCCACGTTAACGTCTTCGTTGTTCTGAATCTCACGACAGGTCTCATAGTCCAGACCCGTCCTTTGAGACAATTCTGTTATCAGGTCGTGTGGTCTACATCCTAATAGTCTTGAGCAGACCTTAACATCCTGACCGAGCCAATACTCTTTATTGTTAATACACAGCCACCAGTCCATACCAAAGCCATAGGCATTTGGTCTCATTTTAACTCTCATTGTTGTTCTCCTTAATATAGTGTTCCTGCTCTGCGATAAAGTGAAACATACAATCATTGCAGAGGTAGTCGTTATAGCATGTTTTATTCAGGTCGTCTATAGCGTAAACATTGCCACAGTCACCGTCACATAGTTTAACCTTACTCATTACCAATACCCTCCATTTTCTAATACATCCATACATGTATTACACTTGTCATACTCAGGTCGAAGCATAACCTTCTGTTCACAAATGGAGCATGTTTTCTCAACAGATTCATTCTGTACCTGTTTATAAAATCTCTCCATGCTCTCGAAGTCATCCTCCATATCCCATTCGCCAAAGTTATCATCGTAATAGCCACTCATTATATTACCCTCTTAATTTGTGTCTGTTTTATTTTTACCGTGCTGTCAACAGGGCATCGTGTTAATTCAATAACGTTTTCCTGTGACATACTGAGTACACCGTTCAAATTCTCTCCATTCAATATATCAAGGAAAGAGTATAGTTTTGGTTTATTTGAGATTATATAGTATCTATCCATTATTTCCCTCATTTTCTATGATTAATGCCTGTTGATACATATCAAGCAGGTTGTTCCAAACAAAGTCAAGGTCTCGATATACCGCTTCCGGTGAATATCTATCGACATATGGTGATATATCAAACAAATGTGAGCAGTCAAATCCTACATAGACCCTGTCATCCCATTCCATCGTCCTGCTGTTATATGTTATACCGCCATGACAAATAAGGTCGCTCAAGTCAACACCTTCGGGCTGTGAAATGTATCCACACCAATGCCCAAACTTCCTGTGCCTACTTGCCACAAGTACGTACTTACCTTTGATGGCAAACTTAAAGTTACCCTCTTCTCTTATAATGTCTTGAATATCATCATACATTAGTCTAAACTCCCTATATCGTCATTAAATGTCTGTTGATTAATCATTTATTCTCTTCCTTTGTTTTAAGTTCTTTCACAAAGACTTTATACTCCTCTGATTCGAAAGCATCTTGGGTAGTTCCGTATTTCTCATAGTACATTACAAGAAATGTCATGTTCTCATAAGTCATGTTTATTTCATTCTTGTTCATTAGTTACTCTCCCTAGTGTAACCCTCAAACCAATCTATTCCCTCTGTTTTGGGGTCGTTACAGTGCTTTCTTGCCTCTTCCAAGGTCAACCCACGTTTGACTACCTCAGGCTCACCATAGAACTGATACCTTACTATTTTATAAGTCATTATATTCTCCTTTTAGCTACCACGAAAAGACAATTATCACATAGTACATCATCATCCGTGAATATTTGATTGTATCTTCCAAGTGGTGTACCATCTTCATCTTCAAAGACAAAACTATCATCAAAGCCATCCAATCCACCACATAGTCCAACAGGGTCGTGATGAGTGTAATTTCCTACTGCTCCACATTCTGTGCAATTATCATAACCCTCTTCTTTTTGTTCCCAAGTAAGCTGTGTCATTATATCACCCTCTTTATTTTCATATCATTAATTTGCATATCTCGATTGACCTCAAGTCTAACAAGATTCATAATATGTATCTGTTGGCACTCAAGCACCACCTTCTCATTACTTGCTAACTTGTTTAGTATAGCCACGAGTGAAAAGCACTTCGGATGGTAAGTGATTGTATCGTCACCTTCATTTATTAGATAATGTCTATCCATTACTCCACCTCACTTTCTTTATTATTATTCCTTATACAAATATAACACACCCATTTTTTCTCATATTTATATCCCGCAGTTGAGTCTCCACATTTTGTACATCTATGAAAATGATGTCCACCTTTTTCACAATCACACTTCATTTTATTCTCCTAATTAGTGGGGAGCAATCCCTCAAGACTGCCCCCCTGTTTATATTTACTTACCTTCGAGTATGTAGTTAACAGCCTTCTCAGAGCGACCTCCTGCCCACACAATCCACTTAGGCTCAGACTTTAACTTCTTCGCCCATCCTTTGCAGTAGGCGGTTGTGTTCTCCATTACACGCTCAGACGTGAGTCCGACCTTGGCACCGAGGACTGCAGAGCCAATCTCTGCCACAAGTTCTTCCTTGGAGTACTCGTGAGAGCCAAAGTGATTTATACCGGCAACACCCTCACGGTTGCACCTGTCCTTCGTTCCTGTGGAGTGAACCATCTCGTGAAACAGGGTTGAGTAGAAGTGCTGTTTACCGTCGGTGACGGTCTGTTTTAACTTCTTAGCCATCTCCACATGTTCTCTCATTGTAGGACAGACAATTAAGTCTTCAGATGGTTGGAAGTATGCACGTTCACTCTCCTGTATTTTGATGGTCAGCGAATCCTCTCTCTCGTCGTAAGTCTTGACCACAGCCTCAGCCTCTTTGATAGCCTTTAGAGGGGCGTTCTTCTTTTTCTTTGTCTTCTTGGGCATCTCTATGTTCTCACATTGAGAGATATTCCATACGGTGAAGTATCGAAGGAAAGGGATACGAACCTCTTCCTCCACACCATTGTCGTCGGTCTTGGTGCGTTCAATGAATTTCCAGAACACAACTGGAACACCCTTTTCACCCTTCTTAATATTTCCACCAAGGTTTTTCGCACCCTTGTACGTCACCCAATAATTAAAATCATATCCCTTCGCCATCATAACGGAAGTCAGTACGATACGGTTTGAGGAGTGGTACTCACGTTTTGAGCCATAATTCTGAGGAGTTCCACCTATCTGAGCCGACTGCCATGGCTTCGTCCATGGGCAGATATCCTTCTCTAATCCCTCGATAACAATGTCTGTCACCATCTGACAGATTTCTGCTGTTGTTTTGCCTTTTTTACTCATTATTTCTCCTTAATATAATTGTCGATAATATTAAATGCTAAATTGTTCAGTTCTGCCTTCGTGCATTCCTGTGGATTAATTAACGTATAGCCCCCGTCCTTAATCCATCCTGTATCTGTCTCAATTTCCCAATATCCTGAAGAGGTATTGAGGAAAAAGGTGTATCCCAAGCAAGAGGATACACTTGAGAAATTTATGTAATACAGCCCACCCTTCTCATAGGCAACAGTCTGACATTCCATCATCTCTTTATAAGTTACATTTTCTTCGGTCATCATTTCTCCTTATATGTCTAAGCCACCACTCTGCTCTACTAATACACGAGAGCCTCGTCGTAGCATTGTGTAATGGTGTGAATAGGATTGTCCTGCACCGCTGTAGTGACCACCGTCAACACCTATCTCAGGCAGTCTCTCTTCAATCTTCTCGTCAGACATTGTAGAGGGGAATACCCACCAATTAGTCCAATGTTCAGAGTCACCACGATATCCTGAACGGGTAACACCAATTTTAAGTTCAGCCTCGGCTTGTTCCTTCAGCCACTTGGCATGGTTCAGTTTTTCCTCTAATGCGTTAACCTCGTTAGTGAGGTCGAGGTATCTTTGAATAGTTCTCATTACTTGGTCTCCTCAATTAATTTTTCTAAAGCATCTATACAGACACCCAGTATTCTTATATTCTCTTTATCCATACACTTCTCTCTTACATTCAGTAAGCCTTTGACACCTTCCTTGATGTCAGTTCTTTCTTCGGGAGATGGCTTAATCTTGCTTATAGCATTGTCCCATCCTTCTTGATAGGCAATGTCTTCAGTCAGACTAACATCAATGACCTCAAAATCACTCTGCCTTATGGCAAGTTCGTGCTTATCAGGGTTTCCATCAAGCACCTGTTCATTGAAATATCTTTTAATAGTGTCAATAGTTCTCATTACTTTCTCCCTCGATTAATGTTGTATTGTGCTGACGAGGTATTAGTCTTTCTTATCTCGTCATCTGTTGTAGTTTCACGACGATAGAGAGTTTTACGTTCGTACTGCTTACGTTGATTCTCGTCTAAGCAGGTGGCGTCTGTTGAATAGCAAATCATGGTTTCTCCTTAGTTAAAGATGTATTTCTGATGTCTAATATCCCAAAATATGAAAATCGCAATAGCGAGGACAATTATCTCCATCATTTTACACCTCTTGAGTTAAATTTAGATGCAAGTCTCTCTGCGTACATCTCTTGGACAGAGACAACACCCTTCGGTACGGTCGGTGCAGGCTTCTGAGCCTTCTTGACTGCCCGACGGTGAGCCTTGGATTCACCTTTGGACATGCCGAACAGGGTATCGGCGAGAGTATTTACAGTTACATCTTCGACCACTTCTAATTCCTCTTCGGTCTCTTCGAGGTCGATATAATATTCCCGTTCCTCGTCGCTCATGTACTGAGGGTCAGTAAGAGACTGCTCAGCCATATTGTCGAGAAATTGGTCGTCAGATTCATATGATGTCATCATGTCTTGGTTTCCTTGTGTTTAGTTATGGTTTCGTTTGGAGGTAGAGAGGGATGCGAGTCCTCTGTGTTGCTGTACGCATACACTACCCCGAATTATTAGCGTTCATCCTATAGTGACGAGAAATGTTAGGCGGTTATTGGTTATGCCCTCGTTATGCGTAGGAAACTCCTGTCACATCCTGTCTCAGTTCGTCCGTCTGCCTTCGTCTCAGCAGACTGCATCGTATTGTCGTCATGGATGCCCATGGATTACATTAAGCCTCGTTTCATCCTGTTCGGGAGGAGGGTTCAACTACCCATCAATCCCCACCGTCAGGACTACTAACCCTATCCATTCATCCGAGTTCTCGTCCTATCCTCTGACCTTTATCCGTGGTGATTTTCGACCCCATGTCACCTATTTCAGTCCGGCATCCCCGTGTGTCTCGAAGGGAGATGGTCAATTCTATTGTATGCCATCTCCGTCGTCCCCGTTGATGTTGTCCCCTCGTTGGGAAGGGTTATGTTAAAAAACTTTTAGTGCAACTGCCAACAGGGATAATATACAAAACATAGGTAACATAAACCTAAACAAATCTGGCTATGCCGACGGTATAGTAAGGTTGAAAATCGCCTCAAATAAGTATAATCACAGCCAAAACACAGCCAAAGTGTACCCAAAATCACCGTTTATCGACGAGGTTAGGATTGATTGCAGGGATTCAGTGCCTCAAGACTCAGGACGTAATCGCCCTCAAATATAAAGGTTCTACTGTATAGTCTGGTACACACATACACCCGCAAACCCGTTAAACCGCACACACGCATACGCACACGTAATAAGACTGCGACGTGACTGATAGAATCAAAAGGATAATATATCCTGGATTACCGACGTGAAATTTCCGCTTCCTTTTTGTACCTTTCACAGGATATGGACGGTAGGGAGGGTGACCCACGGTGACCGAGGGGTAGGGAGACCGTGTCACCGAGGAGACCAGGGTAATTGGTACGGGGAGGGACGGTCTCCTCGAAAAAAAACCAAAGTTAACGGGATTGGGAAACGGAAAAACCTGTGACCCCCCACCCCCTCTTGGTTATTGAACGGATATTGAAATCCGGCTATTTTTTAGGTTTTGTAGTTTTGTAAATGTTTTTTAACTTACCACAATTAAACGGAGACAGATATGCCAACAGTTAACGGAAAGAAGTATCCATACACTAAGGCTGGTAAGATAGCCGCCAAGAAAGCCTCTGAGAAAGCTAAAACCAAGGGTGATATGGTCGGTAGTAGTTATAATATTACCCGCAACTTAGGGTACTAGTATAGCCTCCCTATCCCTCCTATAGCCCCTCCGGGGGAGGGGTGTTTAGGGGGCTAAGTATAGGTATAGGTAAAAGTAAAGGTAAGGTCACCATGCGCAAGTTTAAAATTAAAAACGTGGAGCATTTGGTTTATGACGAGTTGCCGGATGGTTTAGTGATTCATGATGACTGGAGGACTGCCAAGGAAGGTGATTGGGTTAAGACTGACGACGGTTATTATATTCAGATTTTAAAGGTTAAGGTTATTGGTACGACAAAGGCGGTTATGACCTGTATCGGCACATATCCTGTGAATGGCAGGCTGGACACTGTCAAACGGTCAAGCAGGTATACGCTGAACGGTAAAAGCCCTCATGAGTTGCTCCTTAATCGTGTAAAGCCTACCGGCAGAGAAGTACTGTTTGCACAAAGAGTTGCGCTCGGTGATAAACCGTTAGATGCTTACTTAGAAGTATTTGATGCTACAAGCAGACAGTACGCCGCCAGTCGTGCCGCCATGTTAATTAAAACAAAAAGGATAAAAAAGCTTATGAGAGCAGAACTTAAGGATGTCTTTGAGGTTTTAGATATCGACCTTGAGTATTTAATATCGAAAGCCAAGGACGAACTTGAAACCTCTAAAAATGGTAGCGACCGAAATACGGCACTTAAAATGCTGTGGGATGCCTACGGGGTTATAGAATCTCAGTCACAAACGGAATCCATAGGGGTATTTCAAGGGTTCGTACCGCAACAAATAAATGAAATAGAAAGACCAAAGCTTGAAACCGGAAGCGACGACTGAAGAGCTGCTACACGCCGCTAAGAACGATATAATAGCCTTCGGGAAACTCTTCTTAGAGGACGATTACAGTCGGTCGGAAACCCCGTGGTTCCACTATGAAATTGTGGATGCCATCGACGAAATGGACGGGGATATCCATAAGCATCGGAATCTTGCTATAATTATGCCACGTGGTCACGGGAAAACAGTGCTTACTAAGGCGGATATACTGCGCTCGTTTTGTTTTGCAGAGGAACCACTCTTCTATGGATGGGTATCAGCAACACAAAAACTCGCAGTTGGAAATATGGACTATGTTAAAACGCATCTGGAGTTTAACGAAAAAATACGGTACTATTTCGGAGATTTAAAGGGTAGAAAATGGACAGAGCAGGATATAGAATTAAAGAATGGTTGTAAGCTTATATCAAAATCAAACATATCAGGAATAAGGGGTGGCGCTAAACTCCATAAAAGGTATGACCTCGTCGTTCTTGATGACTTTGAAGACGAGAATAATACCCTTACCTCTGAGTCTCGCTCGAAAAATGCTAACATGGTCACTGCTGTTGTTGCTCCTGCTCTGGAGCCTCACAACGGTCGTCTTCGCATCAATGGTACACCCGTTCATTACGACTCTTTCATTAATAACCTCATTACTAACTACGAGAAAGCCATTAAGGATGATAACGAATTCTCATGGAAAGTAATGCTCTATAAAGCAATAACTCCAGAAGGAGATGCCCTGTGGGATTCGTGGTTTCCACTTAAAAAGTTAGACGAAAAGAAAAAATTCTACGTCGACTCCGGTAAACCTCATAAATTCTATCAGGAATATATGATGGAAGTACAGTCCGAAGAGGATTCCATATTTAATATGCGCCATGTTAAATACTGGGATGGATTCTATAAGTACGATGAGAAGGAAAAAATTGGACACATTCATAACGACGGACTCAAAACTCCTGTTAATATATTCGCCGGGGTAGACCCGGCAACAGACTCGGACAGAAGAGACTCCGATTTTAGCGTAATTATGATTGTAGGATGCGATATTAATGCAAATATTTACGTCATCGACTATGTTAGAAAAAGAAGCCTTCCAGTACTCGGAATACCCGGGGAAGATAAAAAAGGGATAGTCGATTATATGTTCGAGCTAAATAAAAAGTATAAACCAGTACTATTTACCATCGAAGACACTACAATGTCTAAACCCATATTCCAAGCGCTAAGGAGCGAAATGAGGCGCAAGAATGACTTCTCCCTGCGATTCAAGGAAGAAAAGCCGGGAACAAAACAAAGTAAATTAGACAGAATCCAAGAGGTTCTGGCACAAAGAATGTCGATTGGTGCGGTGAGAATACGTGACTCCCACTACGACCTCCAGCACGAAATACTCACCTTTGGCAAAAGAATGGCTCATGATGACACGATAGACTCGCTCGCCTACGCAGTCAAGTACGCTCACCCACCATCGAATACATTACAGGGCAATGACGGATGGAGAAAAAAACCAGCAACCAAGCCGAAAAGCTGGCTTGTAGCATAAAGGAGCAGTATGAAAAAACCAGAAAAAGTTAGAGAACTGTTTATATCGCTAAATGGTAATAGTCGACAGAACTGGGAGAAGGTTAACCAGCAGGGGCATGATTTTTACCTCGACAATCAACTCTCAAAGGACGAGGAAGAACTATTAGAGAATCAGGGCATGCCGACGTTCACTATAAATCGGATAATCCCAATAGTAGAAATGTTAAACTTTTACGTTACAGCCAACCAGCCTCGCTGGCAAGCTATCGGCGCAGAAGGCTCAGATGTTGATGTTGCCTCTGTACACGCAGACATAGCAGATTATATATGGTACGAAAGCGATGGACAGGCAAAATTCAGTCAAGTTATAAACGACGCTATATCAAAAAGTGTGGGATACTTTAAGGTATCGGTTGACCCCCATGCAGACCATGGACTTGGCGATGTAAGGATTGACACTATCGAACCCTTTGATATCTACATAGACCCAAAGTCGAGAGATATCCTCTACAGGGATGCGTCGTATATCATGGTTAAGAAAGTCCTGCCACAGTCACACCTGATGAAAATATTCCCAGAGTATAAAAGGAAAATAATGGGAGCGTCTTCGGTAAGTGATGGGCAATACAGCTACAGCCAAGCCGCAGAGGGAAGCACCTTTCAGTACAAAGATATAGAGGAC